ATTTCCTTTAGTTCTTCTTTAATTTCTTTAACTTTATCATTATAGAAATTTTTTAATTTTGGAGTTGAATCAACGGAAGTGATGAATTCTTTTAATACTAGTTTTTGTTTATCATTTAATGATGCATATTTACCATTAAATTTTTCTAATAATACTTTGTATGTTAATATACGTAAATCTTTATCATATGATTGAAATTCAGTCATTAAGTCTTCTTCTACCTTTTGTTTATTAACAGCGCGTGTTGTTAAACTTTCCAAAATAGCAATTTTGTTATTAATAATTTGGTCAGGATTAGATAAATTTTCGCTGTTATATATTTCTAATAAAGTATATAATGCAGCGTGTACTTTATAGCTTGGTAATTTAGTAGTAAAAAATTCCTCTAAATTATAATATTTTTGAATTTCGTTAATTAAATTATATTTTTGTCTTTTTAGGGCACCTCTATTAAGATGTTTTGAAGATTCAATAATTGAATTAATTACAATTTCTGCTTTACTCTCAGTAAGATTTTTGTGCTTAGATAAAGTTTCATATAATTTATATTCTCTACCTAGTTCAGTTTTTACAAAATATTTTTTTAAAATAGATGTGGCTTGAGAATCTTTCCCAGATAAAGTATCGGCTGTAATTGTGCGGACCAATAATTCAAATATTATTCCTGTGTTTTTGTACTTAGAATGACGAATACTCATATTTTTATTAAGGTTAGTCCTATTATAGTTTTTGTTATTTTAAAGTTTAATAAAGCTATTTTGTTATAAATATATAAAATTTTTTATTCCCTTAACCTATTTTCATCTAATAATGATTCTCCCTTTGGTTTTTTTTCTGAGGTGATGGATTTATGTAATTCTTCAATTAGGGTTTTATTTTTTAAATATATTTGTTTGGCTTCTAAAGCTAAGGGTGAACCACCTTTAAATTCAGGTTTAATACTACCTTGTTCATTTTCATTATCTTTATCTTTCATTCCTTTAGCACCTAATCTATCTTTACCAAAATTATCATCTTGAGTATTGCGATTAGTTGATTTTTCTTTAGGACGTCCCATTTCTAAATCACTACCATATCCTACAGGTACATTTTCTGGTTCATCGTACATTCTACCTTTACCATAAAGTGATGCTAAATCGTGTGGTGTACCATATGATTTACCTGTTACTTTAGGGTCATTACCTTCTTCTTCAATTTGTTTATTTCTAAAGGCACGTTTTTGGTCTTCAACAATTAAATCTCTATATTCATCATATTGATCTTGACTAAAGTCAAATATATAATTATATATCCAATCACTGGGTAATAGTTTTGTTTCAGAGATTTTTTGTGCTAGATCAACTTTTTGGGTTAATAATGCAATTTTTTCTTGTTCATATATTATTGAAGGACCTGTTAGATCTAATTCAAAATTAGTTAATTCTTCACTAGTATATCCTTGAGTATATAAATGAACTAATGCAATTTTGTATAATTCAGATAATACAATACGTTGTATACGGTCAATTGTGCGTGCAAAACGAATATCTTCGGCTGCTAGGGTAGCTTTTCCACTTAAGTCTTTTTCATAACCCATAAAAGCTTTAGGTACTTTAAGGGCCGCAAATAATTTATCTCTTAAATAAGTAACATCTTGGATACCATCATATTGTAAACCGGGTGATGTTTCAATTTTGGTTGATGTATCATTACCACGAATTGGAATGTAAAAATCTTCCAATAAATTTTGTTGATTATATTTTAAATTATATTCACCAGTTTGGCTATCCATCAATGGAGTACGTTTCATGGTAGATATAGTTTTTTGCATGAAATTATCTACTTCATTTGGGGGAATAGAACCAACATTAATATAGAATATGCGACGATCAGGACTACGAGAAATTCTATGAATTAACATAGCATCTTCCATTAATACATATTGTTTAAAAATACGACGTCCCGGTTCAAGATATGAGCGACCATAAGGAAGATAATTAACATCTGTTAATAATCTAAAGTGAGCCATTTCATAATTATCAAAGAAAATACCTGGTTGGTTTTCTTGAAATTGTCCTAAAGTAGGAGTACCATAATAACCAGAACCACCAGCATAAATACCTTCTGGTGAATATCTAAATCTTACAGCATTAGGATGTTCTTTATCATAATTTTCTTGTCTTTCAATGTGGTATGCAGTATATGGAATTACATTGTAAACACCATATTTTTCAGCAATTTCCATTTTAAGAAAAAAATCACCATATTTACACATTTGACGAATCCAAGACCATAAATTAAATTCAATATTTAATACATCATAAAATAAATTATAAAGTATTTGTTGAATATCATCATTACTTGATTTAATACGGAGAACCTCCCCTAAATCATTTTTTAAAGTACATTCATCTGAAATAATATCTAATGCAGATGCTACAATAGCATCATAATCCATATTATCATAGTCTGAATAGACCATGGTTCTAAGATATTGCCAATTAATATTAATTTGGGAACCTAATAATGAGGTTGAAGATGGAGAATATAATCTATTATATCTATCCATTAATGAGTTTGTAGCAATATCCCCGGATTGTTGGATAGAATCTACATCCATTACTTTTAATTCGTTACCACCCTGGTTTCGTATAATTACATCTGTTGAAAATAATCGTTTTAATCGGGTAAATAGTCTTACATCAGCCATTTTTTATATTAATTAATTAATTAATTATGTTATAAATATTATAGAAGCCACTTAATGTCTTCTTTTCCTCCATATGGGTTATCCATTTGGTAGAGATTATTTGGATTAAGGTTTCCATATACTCCATTATACGAAGTTTTTTGTATACTACCAAGAGTAGCTCGAGTCATATCATGAGAATATGTTTGGAATTTCAATGATGTATCTCGTAGGAACATACCGACTCCAAATGACATAACCAAGTCATCATTGTATCCTGTTTGAGCTTCTGGTCTTCCGTTTTTCCAAACAAATACTTTCATTTCCTCTAATAATCTTTTTGAACGAATTGTTACTGATCTATCACCAACATATTCTCTAAATTTATTTACTATTAAAGGTCGTGTTCTTAAAGACATTGTAAAACCAGGAGTCATATCGGAACCACCTTCAAATACTTTTGAATATGATTCTGCGGTTAGTTGGTCAGATTTTGGTGAATGGTATAGATTGCGATAACCTCTTTCAATAATAGCATCTAATGTTGCCCAACCGATTGAAGCGTTTTCTACTACTAATATAGCATTATTATATTCAGATGCTAAACCTACTAAAAAGAAACCAAATTCTTTAGGTGATAGTTGTCCTCTGTACTCAGCAACTTGTGTATTAGTTGCTATATCAATTACATGAGCTCCTGATGAGTCTTTACCATCTCCTCTAGCTACGTCTGCTACTACTATATATTCCCTAGTATAATCTGCTGGTTCCCAAATCCATAGATTTTGATCAGCACCTCTTCGTTCTACTGGGTCTTGGATTGTTGTTGTTTTTATAAAATCAATCCATTCTGGGTAAAATACTACATCACCTGAGGTTGAAAAGTCGCAATCACATTCTTGGGCTGCTAACCTAGAGTCACCAAGTAATTCATCTTGACGTTTTCTCCAAGCTTCATCACGTTCAGGATGAACATACCAGGGAAGTTTAATTGGGAGGAAATCGTTTTCATTATTTTCACCAGCAACCCATGTTTTATGAAACCAATTACCGGTACCAAATGGAGTAGATAATACTATAGCTCTCCCACCTGTTGCTAATGTTTGTTGTGCTGATGCCCAAATTCCATCAATTTGTTCAATAAATGCAGCTTCATCCACAATCAATAAAGATACAGATTCTGAACGACCTGCATCTGATGATGCTGAAGTTGCTTTGATTTGAGATCCGTTACTTAATCGTAATGTTAATTTGTTATTTTCTTCTGCTGTTATTTTTAACCAAGAAGGTAAGTTATCAAACATGAACTTAACCTTAGTTACCATGTTTTTAGCCGTCTCTTGCTTAGTTGCAATACAAAGTACGTTTTTATCTTTGTGAAACAACATTAGCCATAAAGAATAACCAGCGGCTAATGTTGAAATACCTAATTGACGAGATTTGAGAACAATTGAGTATGGATTATCCCTCCATAAATGTAATACTTTATCTTGAAAAGGATATAAATTGAATATTACTCTGCCACGCTGAGGATGTTGAATGTGGCAGTACTTTTTCATAAAATGAGAGGGATCTTGTGAACAACGAATGTATTCTTCCCTAATTATTTGTTTTAAATCTTGACTCATATTATATTATTGTCTAATATAAATATATATAAGAAAAGTCTAAGAAAGGTTAATTTTCTTTTGAAATTTTAATAATTTCATTTGGTTTTATTTCATTTACATAACATCCATAAAAACTTAAATTTTTATTTTTTAAATTAATTAATTCAGAAACATCCTGCAATGTTGGGTTAGGTTTAGACTTAACTATTTCTTCAAATTTATCAAAATCTTCTACACCAAATTCTTCAGGATCATAATCATCTAAATCTATAAAAACCTCATTTAATGGTTTTTTAAATTTAATATTAATATATGATATATCTCCTCCCTCATCACTCATAGTATCTATCATTTCAAATTTTATTCTTTGAACAGGAATAGCGGATTTACCAGATGATTTAAAATTTTGTTGATTAGCCTTTAAACCATTTTTAAATTCAGGTTTCCATACTGTATAACCTTCATCTCCTCCTCTTTCAAAATCATCTTGTGATTGAAGAAAAGATGTATTTAACTCAATTTCTTTAAAGTTTTTTATTTCATTTGATATCTTACTGATCTCTTCTTTAATAATTTGTTTTAGTTCTGATTTTTTCATGTGTTTTATTTTGTTTTATTTTAAGATTTGCCAATATACTCCAACCTTGAAAATAGGTTCGAGATTTTTGTTAAGACCGGCTCCTAAATTATATATGATTTTTCCATTTCTTTCATATAAACCATCAAAAGAAATATAACCTGTGTTTCTATGTAAACCAATAGAAGGACCAGCAAATAAAGCATGTTTTCTAACTACTTCTTTGGTTATTATTTTTTCAATTTCTTTATATTTAATTTTGTAATCTAATTTTTTGTCAATTTTATATAAAGGGTTTTCACTAATGATTTCATAAACTACTTTAATATTTACAGAATCATTTTTTATAACCATTGAATCTTTTGTTAATATTAAAGGTAAAACACGATATATTAAAACTGAATCATGGATAGTATCTGTTATATAAATAGTATCCCATTTAGGTTTAAAAATGGTTTCTTTTTTAGTAAAGGTATCCCAACTATGTTTTATAATGGTTTGGGTATCTATTTTGGTTATAGCGGTATTATTACATTTAGTACTATCATTACATTTAGTAAGCCAAACTATTATTGCAATCAATAATGCAATTACAATATAAGGAAAACCTATTTTCATTTAAATTAACCGATTAATCCGTCAGTATCAATTTTAACGTCTCTTTCTTTGAACGCCTTAACTAATTCTGGTTTCTTAATAAATTGTTTTAAGGCAGCCATCTTTTTGGTTTTTTCATCTCCAGATTCCATTGCCTTAATTTTTTTAACTAAATTTTTAAGTTTGTCTTTAAAATCTTCAAATTCAGAATTCGATACTTTAAATTTAGAAACAGTTTTTACTTTTTCTTTAGCTAATTCTGCTTTAGTAGGTTCTCTATCTTCTTCTGATTCAAACATTTTACCAAATCCTGCCATCATTACCGCTAAATCTGTGGTGTCTCCTTTTTCAGCTTTAGCCATAGCTTCTTTAGTTTTCTTAAGAAACTCAGGATCCTTTTCCATTTTGTCTTCAATTTTTTTAACAGCAGGATCGGTTGATTGAACTACTTCAGAAAGACCTTTATTTAAATTTGCTATTCTTTCTTGAGCTGCTTTAATTTTAGCTTGTTGAGCTTTAATTTCTAAGTCTTTTGCTGTTTTTTCAGCAGGTGTATCTTCTACCTCAGATAAAATTTCGTAAATGTAGTTTTTAATTGATTTTTTTAATTCTAATTTTTTCATAATATACAATGCATATTTTATAAATATGTTAGAATTTTAAAGAATCCAATACAAATTGAACTCTTTGTTCAGTGGTTAAATAAGGTGGTATTTCAATAAAATTTTTAATGTCACTTTCATTTTCAGCTAATAATTTTTGAATAACATCATCTATTAATTGTCTATATTTAGGATCAGTAGTTCTTACAGAATTATCCTCTATTTCAACTCCTAAGGGTGAAACATAAAATATATAATCATATTCATAAATAAAATGTTTAGCTAAGTTATTAAAATCATAACCTTCAAAATAATCAATTGATTGGGCAATAGAAGTAAAAGCCATTACATCAATTATTGTTCTATCTGTAATTAGATTTTCTCTAAAGAGTTCAGAAACACGTTCCGCTAAGAATATTGTTTGACCCTTTAAAGTAGAATCATTATTTAAAGGAATACCTAAATCTCTCAGGTATTTTGAACGTTCAGTTGAAATATGATAATTTTGGAATTGGGGGAGTTTAGACAATTCATTTACTAAAGTACTTTTTCCTGTACTTACGGTTCCGCAAAACCCAATTTTATAATTTTTTTCATTATTCATAATATATTAATTTCTTACTTTCATTCCTGCTTGTTTATAGAAAGGTAATCCTTCACGGTTACGTTTTGCATCTTTCCATTGTTTTTCAGTATATTTAATACCATGGATGTAGTATTCTTTTTTACCATTTTCATAAACTAATGCAGGTCCGTCAGTGTTATGAAGTTTACCTTCCCAAATACAAGCAGTTGAACCATCAGGT